TTACCACTGCTCTCAAAATCCTACAATCTGGTAAGTTTGAACTCAGTCATACACTGGGCACAAGTTGGGAAGCACAGTTTGCTCCACAAGGTTATCCTTACTTTCTAAGCACTACAAGAACACGCCATGGCGGGTATCATGGATACCTTGGCCAGGATGCTGTGCTATTTGAACTCGATGGTGATTTTTATAATCAACGCTATCCTGGTAAGGCTGTAGACTATTGGAACAATCGCGATCCTGCCAACGACCATCATAAAGCACACGAAGCCGAAGATCGTATATTCAGCAAAGAGGCTGCTATACCTGCTGCTATTCGTGCTATAGATCTTTACATAGCACCAGACGCCGACGAGGCTGCTCGCGCTCGTACACGTCAGGTTATTATTTTAGCCAAAAAGGCCGGCATACCCGTTAACTTGTTCAATGACCAAGAAGCATGGCGTATGCGTGATACTAGAAAGACAGCAGATGTCAGTCAGCTTACGGGCCAAGATCCTGCTCGTGGTTATGTCTCAAGTCGTAGAGGCGGATACTTAAAACCCTGGATGGAACTCATGCAGGCCAAGACCAAGGCACAACTAAGTAAGGACGCTGATCGTAAACGTTATGATCTACAATATACCTATGATAAGCAAGGCTTGGCCAAGAGTCTAGCAGTTGATTTAAGTAATGCTCGTAAGCCAGGACCGGATCCAGATCGCAACAATGCCATAAGAATCATACAGTTCATGCAGCAGAACCGGTTGGCTACTGTGGACGACTTTGTGAACTTCTTGGCCGACAAATGGAAGAACATCAAAGAGGATCTAGAAGAAAACTTTGCAGACGGAAAGAAGCCCGGTCGCAAAGGTCTAGCCAAACGTGTTGGTGTTGACTGTAAACAGCCTGTTGGTAAATTACGCAGCATAGCTAAAAACTCCTCCGGTGAGCGGCAACGTATGGCCCATTGGTGTGCCAACATGAAGTCAGGTCGTAAATAAACATATGCCTAATTACATTAAACACAATGTTGCCTACAACCAAGAACTTGCTGCCGAGGCATGGTCAGGACCCAACCTACGTAAAGAAGTGCGTTATAAATTGTTACGTGCAGCAAAAATGTTTGTTGACTATCTAGAAATACCTAATTTTACTGTGGTTGATGTTGTATTAACCGGTAGCATGGCTAACTTTAATTATACCAAGTTCAGCGATTTTGATGTGCATGTGGTCACACGCTACAGTGATTTAGAGTGTGACGACCTAGCTGAAGCATTCTACCAAGCTAAGAAAAAGATTTGGAATGACGATCATGATGTAATTGTACGTGGTCATGAAGTTGAGTTATACGTTGAAGATGTTGATCATCCTCCGGTATCAGGTGGGGTTTATAGTTTATTGGATGATACATGGCTCACACAACCTAGTTATGATCCTCCGGAAATTGACAATGCTGCTGTGAATGCCAAAGTAGAGGACTTGATTAAACGCATTAGTTCAACTATATCTGGAGCTGACGACGAAGGAGACATTCGCAGGCTATTGGATAAAATACGACGTATGCGACGGGCCGGACTAGACAGTGGTGGCGAGTACAGCGTGGAAAATCTATCTTTTAAAATACTGCGTAATCTAGGTTATCTAGATCAGCTGAGTAAAGCCATAAAAGATCAACAAGATCGTGCGCTGAGTCTGTGATGCCTTGGTACCTACATGCTTATCATGCAGCATGGTTATTGGTGTTTCTAGCAATAGGTCATTGGATCAATTGGTATTTGTCGGGAACTATCTTTAGTGTAATGGCTATTATCATATTCATGCGCGGTTAATAAATACTTTATATTTCGGGATCATACCATGAAACTCAGTGAAGTAATTGATGAAGCTGCCAATCCTGCCCAACAAGCAGCCATTGCTATTGCAATGAAACGGGCAGGTAAGAAACCCAAGAACGAAGCAGCTAAGGAAACTGGCCCTAAATTTACAGGATACTTTAAAGTCCGAGATCGCCCGCCTGTTGGCCGGAGACTGGTCGGTGAACATATTCAAGTAGGTGATCTAGTCAGAACCATGGATATGAGTCGTCGCGGCATAGTAGAAAGCGTAGAATTATATAGACCTTTTAATAGTTTAGCAGTTTATTTTAGAACCGCCGATGACGAATTACTGCGTACCCCTGTTGGCAATGTGGTTCGTATACCAGTCACAGAAGCAGTCACAGGAGATGCTAATTTTGATCCTGCAGGTGAATATAAAAATTATCCTTTGTATGTTACTCTGAAACCATGGCGTGGCAAATATATTGCTGTGACACAGATTGGCAGGGAAGAATACAAACAAGCAGGAGCCACTCGTGAACTAGCACTTCAGGCCGTACGCGATCACATTGACTTTTTACTTAACGCACAGCGCAAGGTAGTGGCCGGTGCCACTATCGATTTTAATAAAAAATTTGTCACAGATATATTAGGAAGTCCTAGAGAGCGATTTTTTGCTAAGATTGTTAACCAAGGCGGTCAACCCAAATTAGTAATTGCAGGCAATGAAATGTTAACGTTTGGACGAGAACTAGCTGATCTAGGTTTTAAACCCGGGGCACTACGTACCAATTCAGATAACCCTGATGCTACACCATTGCCTGCTATTAGCTACAGTAAAAATCAAATTGCGGGTCTTGGCTTAATTGCCAATGGTAGATATGTTATCGGTAATATGACCACAGACCAGGATGGTAACAAGGTATTTGATCTCAAGTATGACAGTACTGTGCATACCAAGAGTGACAAGCAACGATTAAACCAACCAGCTATTACCATTGGCACATCACGAATAGAAGGTTAACATGGAAAACTATATAGATGACAATGAAGCCTATTATCGTTTAACACACCGTTGTGGTTGTGGATGTTTCCATCATTGTAAAGGCGAATGCCTCACAGATGGCTGTGATTGTAAAGAATGTACGTGCAACGACTGCATAGACAAGCACATAATCAAAAGCAATAACTAATTAAATGTTAAGCAGTAATCGAATTAGTATTCGTACTGATTTGCATTGTGATCGTTTCTGCAACGATCTACATCGTGAAGACTTTCTTTACTATGACAAGGATGGGTTTGAACTCAATCGAGCCGAACAAAAATATTATCAACTCATGCGCTACCCGTTAGATCAGTGCCTCAATCACTGTGCGTATACGCAAAATTGGTACACCAGTTCGGATCCTAAATTAATCGTTGACCACAGTGTGGTATTATATCGCTGCGAATACCGAGGTGATGCTGAACGACAATTAGCCATTTTAAAAGAAAGCGTACCGCAGGCCAGTCTACTGCTGAACACTGTGGCCAAATGGGGATTCGATTTTGCCTTAGACAGCATAGATGAATATGGCGATGTCTATGAAGTAGTACACATAGAATACGACACAAATATTTTCATCCAGTTTGTAGATGAGTTAAATAAAATATGTGAACGCATTGACAGCATAGATTGGCATAGTGCAGCAGACTACATACTGCGTACTAAATCAGAATGGCAATCACTGCGTGGCTTTGCACAGAATGATTGGAAAGCAAGAACATTATTACATTGGTCTCGTGCGGAATTTACCGAAAAGGCCATATAGAAAATCCCTTAGGACCGTCCTAGTTATCTAGGCCTAAGGCGTCGGGCGGCTGCTGCCCTGTCGATCCAACCTCCGCTACCACCCCGGATCGGCTAAAGTGAGCACTAACACTCTTGCTCACAACAGAATAAATCTGTATAATACATATTTTAAACTAAGGAGACTCTATGAGCAGTCGCATGTTTAGTGCTGAGCAAAAAGCCAAACTCACACAGTTGATCAATGAAGGTATTCAAGTCATGACCGAAATTGAAGACCTTAATTCTGGCTTAAGTGACACTGTCAAAGCAGTAGCAGAAGAAATGGAAATCAAACCAGCTATTCTAAAAAAGGCTATTCGTATCGCTGCCAAAAGCAAATTAGGTGAGACCAACAGAGACAACGACGACCTAAATACTATTTTGGAGACTGTGGGCCGTACTCTATGAGTTATGTGGACGCACTGTATAGTCGTGAGGATAACCGTATCTACGTCGTAGAGCGTGTTGATGGACAAAGAATTTACAAAGACTTTGCTGCTAACTATGTATTCTATTACGATGATGCTCGTGGTAAATTTCGAACTATTTACGGAACGCCAGTTAGTCGTTTCAGTAGTAGGAATTACAAAGAATATGCTCGTGAGTTAAAAATTCACAGTGCCCGACGCACCTGGGAAAGTGACATCAAACCTGTGAGTCGATGCCTAGAAGAAAATTATCTAGGGCAGGCATCACCAAAACTTCACACTGTATTTTTTGACATCGAAGTAGACTTTGATCCTGTGCGTGGTTTTAGTCGCCCTGAAGATCCATTTAATCCAATCACTGCTATTAGTCTATACATGGATTGGATGGACAAATTAGTGACCTTGGTAGTACCTCCCAAGACCATGACATGGGAGTCAGCAGAAGAAGTTGCCCAACGTTATGAAAACTGTTTTCTAGTTGAACGCGAACAAGATCTTATACTGACTTTCTTAGACTTAATCGAAGACGCTGATATACTGTCAGGTTGGAACTCCGAAGGCTTTGACATTCCTTATATGGTCATGCGCTGTGCCAAGGTTCTCAGCAAAGACGATACCAGAAGATTTTGTCTATGGGATCAATTTCCCAAACAACGAACCTTTGAGCGTTTTGGTGCTGAAAACATAACCTTTGACCTAATAGGTCGTGTGCATATGGACTATATGCAACTTTATCGAAAATATACCTATGAAGAACGTCATAGTTATAGTTTAGACGCCATTGGCGAATACGAACTTGAAGAACGTAAAATTCAATATGAAGGAACCTTAGACCAATTATACAATAGAGATTTTGCCACGTTTGTAGATTATAACAGACAGGATACCATGTTGTTATCCAAACTAGATCGTAAACTACGATTCTTAGATTTGGCCAATGAAATCGCACACGACAACACCGTGCCATTGCCTAAAGTTTTGAGTGCAGTTGCAGTAACCGAGCAGGCTATCATCAACGAAGCCCACAGTAAAGGGCTCATAGTTCAAAATAGGAAAAATAATGGAAACGACACGCAAGCGGCAGGTGCCTATGTTGCTTATCCCAAAAGGGGCGTCCACGAATATATCGGAGCAATTGATATCAATTCGCTGTACCCGTCGGCAATCCGCGCTCTTAACATGGCGCCAGAAACCATTGTTGGACAATTGCGACCAACCTATACAGACCGATACATAGCGGAAAAAATGGCTGCAGGAGCCAGCTTTGCTGACGCCTGGGAAGGTTTGTTTGGTAGCATAGAATATACAGCAGTAATGGATCAAGAGCCAGGACGCGAAATCACCATTGATTGGGAAACCGGTGAATCGGATACCATGATGGCTCGTGATATATATCATTTAATCTTTGAAGGTCGTAATCCTTGGATATTGAGTGGAAATGGAACTATCTTTAAATATGATGTCAAAGGCATTGTACCAGGCTTGCTTGAGCGTTGGTACAGTGAACGTAAAGATCTGCAGGCTAAGAAGAAAGACGCACAGACTGCTGAAGACAAGGCCTTTTGGGACAAGCGACAGTTGGTTAAGAAGATTAACCTTAACTCACTGTATGGTGCTATTCTTAATCCTGGATGTCGCTTTTTTGACAAGCGTATTGGTCAAAGTACAACCTTAACTGGTCGTGTAATCGCACGCCATATGGATGCTCATGTTAATCAATGCATCACTGGAGAATATGATCATGTAGGCGCTGCCATCATATACGGTGATACAGATTCTGTGTATTTTTCAGCATACCCTGTGTTTCAAAAAGAAATCGAATCAGGCACTATGTCCTGGAACAAGGATATCTGTGTAGAACTCTACGATACCATTGGTGAGTCAGTTAATGAAAGTTTTCCCGGCTTTATGGATCGTGCATTTAACTGCCCACGAGACATGGGAGCTATTATCAAAGGCGGGCGTGAGTTGATTGCCAGCAAAGGACTGTTTATTAAAAAGAAACGCTATGCAGTATTGATCTACGATTTAGAAAACACCAGGCTGGACATAAATGGTAAACCAGGCAAAGTCAAAGCCATGGGTTTGGATTTGAAAAGATCTGACACTCCCAAGGTAGTACAAGACTTTCTTAGTGAATTACTGTTAGCAGTATTAACTGGTGCCAATCGAGATTATGTCTACGAACAAGTTAGAAAATTTAAAGAAGATTTCCAAAATCGTCCAGCATGGGAAAAGGGCACGCCTAAACGTGTGAACAATCTCACACACTATGGTGAGCTAGAAGCCAAGAAAGGTCGCGCCAATATGCCAGGACATGTTAGAGCTGCTATCAACTGGAACACACTGCGTCGACTAAACAGCGACAATTATAGCATGGCCATTGTTGACGGAATGAAAACCATTGTGTGTAAGTTAAAAAATAACCCCTTGGGCTATACATCAGTGGGTTATCCTACTGATGAAACTCATATACCGGACTGGTTTAAACAATTGCCATTTGATGACAGTCTCATGGAAGATACCATTGTGGATCAAAAAGTAGAAAACTTGTTAGGTGTGTTAGAGTGGGACATTGCCAATCACACAGATATACGCAGCACATTTGACAGTATATTTCAGTTCAACTAATTTTATCAAACCAGTTGCTTTTTCTAAATACAATCTATATAATAATCATAAATCTCTAAAGGACAAACATGAAAGACGCTCTCAAAGATATCTTATTAGATATTGTTCAACATACACATAACCTTGGTGTTATTGATCTGATCAAGGTAGTTGGCACCGATCAAGAAACTGCTATCACAGCAGTAGGTAATGAAAAACTAGTAGTAGCAGAAGCACGTTTTCATAAACCAATTCCAGAATTTGTTGGCACGTTTGGTATGCCAAACCTGGACAAACTCAACATTATTTTAAACATTCCTGAATATCGTGAAGAAGCTGTGATCAGTATGTCACATCAAGATAATGAACTAGCTGGCATTAGTTTTGCCAACAAAGCCGGGGACTTCAAAAACAACTACAGATTCATGAATACAAAAAACGTCAATGGTAAAGTTCCTACTGTTAGTTTAAAAACAACTATTCAATATGATGTCGAAGTTGAGCCCACTGTGGCCAATATACAAAGATTGAAATTCCAAAGCCAAGCTCACAGCGACGAGATCACATTTACTGCCCAGGTCAATAATAATAAACTGGAATTCAGTTTTGGTACAGCCAGTACTCATGCAGGCAATTTTGTGTTTGCCAATGACGTGTCTGGTAAACTAACTGGTAATAGATCGTGGCCGGTGGCTGTATTTTTAAGCATCTTGAACTTGCCCGGAGACAAAATGCTACGTTTCAGTGATCGCCAAGGAATTGCAGAAATCACAGTGGATTCCGGTATTGCCATGTACAACTACAAAATTCCAGCGTTGACAAAATGATTAAAAGTCTAGTTTCACAAGGACCATACCTTGTTGTTAATGGTGGGTATCATAACTTTCCATATATGAGCCCAGGTGCTGTGGGTGCTGGACAATTACGTTGGAACACTAATACTAATGCAATGGAAGTCAATGATGGCATTAGTTGGCGTAGTCTAGGTGCCATTGATACCTCTATTTCATTAACCGAAGACGCTAAAACCGCAATTGATTGGGCACTTAAAAGGATGAAGGAAGAACGTGAACTAGAACAGCGTATGCAGCGTCATCCTGGCTTGCGCGATACTTGGGAAAAGTTTAAAATAATGGAATCGCTATGCAGAGAAGAAGATGCAAGACAACTTAACAGCTAAACAGTCAGATTACGCTGTCTTTCTTCCAGCCATCTCGGGATTCTACGCTACCTTTGTGGGCAAACAACGTGATCCTGTAAATGGTCCTTATGTGGATCCCAAGCGTTTTCCTGCTGGCCTCACCGACATGGAACAACTAAATTGGCTCAACAGTCAAAAGGCCTTGTTTCCCTACAAGTGGAGTCTGTACTCAGGTGGACACGCCAATCTTGATCTAAACAAGCAAGATTGGTCAGAGGACATGGTGCGTAATCGTGAACCAGGTACATTCATGTTAGGAGACTCTGGTGGATTCCAGATTGCCAAAGGCTTGTGGGAAGGTGATTGGAAAGCTAATTCTGGATGCACAAAAGCACAGGCCAAAAGATCAGCGGTATTAAATTGGCTAGACAATATCTCAGACTATGCTATGATCTTGGATATTCCAACTTGGGTCATACATGACAAAAAAGCTGGCGATGCCTGTAAAATCAAAACACTGAAACAAGCAGTAGATGCTACACATTTCAACAACGAATATTTCATGAAACACCGTCGTGGTATTCGGGAAGGTGGAGCACGTTTCTTAAACGTCTTACAAGGTGATAACCACGGCAGCGCAGAATCTTGGTACCAAACCATGAAGCACTACTGCGACCCCAAGCAGTACCCAGGACGTCATTTTGATGGTTGGGCCATGGGTGGCCAGAATATGTGTGATGTGCATCTTGTATTGAAAAGACTGATTGCACTTAAATACGATGGATTATTACAGGAGGGAGTACATGATTGGATGCACTTTTTGGGAACCAGTAAGTTGGAGTGGGCGGTATTACTTACAGTCATACAGCGAGCAGTACGCAGATACGCGAACCCAAACTTCACCATCAGCTTTGACTGTGCTAGTCCATTCTTGGCAACCGCCAACGGCCAGGTCTATTACGAAAACGTATATCCCCATGATGACAAATGGAGTTATCGAATGGCGCCAAGTGCCGACGATAAAAAATACGCAACCGATACACGTCAGTGGAGTACTGGGGTACTAGCCGACGGCATTTATTCGAATTGGCAGGAAAGTCCTGTCAGCGACTTGCTGACCATGCGGGATATATGTTATTATAAGCCTGGGGATCTCAACAAAAATGGCAAAGAAGGCCGTACTAGTTGGGATAGTTTTAGTTATATGTTGTTGATGAGTCATAATGTCTGGATGCACATTACCGCGGTACAAGAAGCCAATCGGCGTTTTGATGCCGGTGAACACCCGGCCATGATGCAACGAAGTCAAGGCGACTATGCTTACTTTGAGGACATAGTGGATTCTATATTTGCTGCTCCAACTCAGCAGCAATCATTGGATATTATTGACTCTTACGACGATTACTGGATGGAAATCATTGGTACTAGAGGGTTTAAAGGCAAAAAAGCAAAAAATAGTCGTACTGTTTTTGATGAAATATTTCAACTAACTTATCTTGATGATTCTACAACCTTTGAAGGAATGAGTGATGAACCGGCCGGGATTTGATGACACCAAGTTTTTTTATGGTACCGAAGTAGAACACACACCAGCATTTAACAAACCTACCCTGTTTGTAGTAGGGGTACAACCAGTTGACGAAATCGCAAAACGAGTACTAGGGTACGAGCATATTTACTTTGGTGCGAATATGAGCTTTCCTTTGAAACCTACTGAGGACGAATACCAACAGTGGGACGACATGGTCGCGTACTTTTTACAACGGAATTATTGGTGTACCCTAGACATGGATGTGGGTAGTTTGGGCGAATTTCATGATGGCCATTTATGCGAATATCGTAGATTTATTCCTATGATTAGTGTTAAACTACCATATACCAAACTATTCAACTATAACACTGTGATCAAAATTGATGATCGTGATTTTGAAGCAACCAACCCCGGTGTATGGTGTCATCGCTTACATGACCTAATGGATCCTGCGAAATTTACCGACTGGGATCGATACACCGAAGACAACATCGAACAAGGACTATAATGGAACAGAGAGAACAAGCACTAGCAGACCAAAGACACCGAATTCAAGATCGTGCTCGTCGTATGATTTGGGTGACCTTCAGGCGTGAAGGTATTCACAAATATCCAGCGGCAGCTACAGACCCGGCTCTAGCCACTGGCGACGAGTACGATGTATCCTTTTTAGGAACACCACACAGACACATTTTTCACTTTACAGTAGCAATTGAAGTATTTCATAACGACAGAGATATCGAATTCATACAATTTAAGCGTTGGCTAGAAAAGTTGTACTCTGGCACTCTTGAACTTAATTTTAAGAGTTGTGAGATGATATCCGACGACTTATACCAAGCAATTGCCGCTCGTTATCCCGGTCGTGACATCGAAATCACCGTCGCAGAGGACGGAGAGAATGGTGCCACTGTTTATTATCTTAAATCTCAACCACAACTTATCTCAGTATAAGGAAAACCAAAATGTCTAGAAAAGGCATCAAGAAGTACTTGCAATTCAAACCCGAAGTCACTCGTATTTTTGACGAGCTAGATCGATATCGCGAGTTTTGTCGCGATTTTGGGTATGTGTTCAATGAAGCACACCTTGGCAATAACCATAGTCCCTATGCGGACTTTCAACGTTGGCAGGGAGGTAAGTACCCACGTGACAACTGGGGCTATGCTATTAAACAGGCCCGTCGCTATGCGTAGGCTATTTTATATGGGCCTAGAGCCCTATAAAGCAAGATACACTTTACAACTACAGGAGTGGAATCGCTCGGTGTTTGAGCGTAGAGGCATCAATTACTTCATTGTTGAGGGAGAAACATTAAGTAATGATCAAGCCATTGTGACAGGCCAAGTGCTTGACGCACATGGTAGAAGTTATTTTGGCATGAGTCAGATGATGAATCTGGTCAAGTTAATGAAAGCAGGAGCAGTAACCAGTGACGATGTTATCTACTTTGAAGACATGTTTCAACCGGGCATCGAGAGCTTACCTTACATTCTCGATCAAGTTGACGCCGCTCATCGCCCTAGGATATTTGTGCGTTGTCTTGCACAAGCCATTGACCCTGATGACTTCGTTCATGTATGGAACATGGAGTCGTGGATGGCTTGTTATGAGCACATGGTTAATTCCTTTATTACAGGTGTGCTTGCCACTAATGAAGAAATGGTAGCACACATGAAGATTGCAGGTTGGTCGGCTCCAATCTACAATATTTCTGGACTAGCATTTGGCAAGAATGAAGTACGTGGTCGTGTACTAGGACCACTGAAACCATTTGAAGATCGTGCCTTTCGTGTAGGCTTTGCTGCACGTTGGGATCAAGAGAAACAGCCTGACTTTTACATGGATCTAATCGAACGCTATCATGCACTAGCAGATAGCCTA